CTATAGAGTCGTCTAGTGTAAATGTGTAACCACGATCGTCACAAAACTCTTTTAGGTAATTCATCAAACCAAAGTACAGTGTTCTACTGTTGCTATTGAATAGTCTTATTCGGCCGTCCCAAATTTTGTTCCGGAACGCTGGCATAAACTTGTAGCCTGGAACAAAGAAAGTAAAGTATTGATTTATCTCCATTGCTTCACCACTACCACACTGGACAAGCATATATACTTCATTCATTTTTGAGACAACAATTTCAGACATTACATTTCACCATTCGTCCACTTCATATAATCTATAGCATTTTTAATCTGGAAATTTCTTTGATTCAGATTTTTAATAATTTCTTCTAGGATAGACATCTTCTCTTTTTGATTAACAGATTTAATGTTAGTCTGTATGATATCTTTGTCCGCCTGGATGTACTGTTCCGACTCGGCTTTCATCAATAATTTTACAAAAGGTTCCCACCCACGTTTTTCGAGTTCTTCCTCGGACATCTTGCCGTTATAATACTCATATTTGGCAAGATACAAATCCTTGCTTTGGAATTCCAAGGCTTTTAGTTTGCGACGTTCTTCGTAATATATTTTCATATACTTACTGTGAAGTACTGGTATTTTTAGAGACTCTGTCCCTAGTGATGTTTTGTCAATAACCGCGTCACTCTTCCACTCATTAATAATTTCATCTAACGTCATAATAATCCCATAAAACAAAAATAAACTCTATTATACCACAATTATAGAGTTATGTCAATTTTTCCGCAGTAAAGTATGTGTACGCAAAAGCAACTGTCGTGGTCTGAAAATCTTGACCTTCAGCTGAACTCATCGGGAATCCTGTAAGTTCTACTGGGAATAAATCTTTAAAAATAACATTGACATTGTTATTGTTAGAGTTTGTTTTGATTAACAAACTAGCATCGGATGTGATGCTATTGAGTTTTCCTGGCTGCGTTGTCAACGTTCCTAATTTGTCCAATGATGTTGGGTTACCTAAATTGGTCATCCAATTATAAATTTCAAACCAAGATGACATATCTTCATCGACAACGTATGTAACCTGAAGTTGTTCGTATGACAATGTATTACTTGGATTGTACACAGGAACATAGGGTGTTGGTGTCTGCACCGGATTCATAGTAATACTAGGCATAACAACACCCTGAACAAAAAAAGTAAAGTTTGGTAATCTGTTGATCACAAACTCGTATTTGTTATTTGCTAAAAAACTGGGGTTGTTCGGCATCGCCATATCAATTACCTTTTATTTGTATACCTCTATTTATAAACAAAAAAAAGGCGCCCGAAGACGCCTTTTCTCTAATACCGATCTTAGTGTCGGTTTAATCAAACAATACCGATCTTAGTGTCGGTTTAATCAAACAATCTTACATCAAGTTTGCGATTGCAACCCTTCTGTAATAGATGTTCTTGTCACCGGCAGCAACTTGCGCGGCGGCGTCAGCTACAGCACCAAGTCCGTTAGAGGTAGCGAAAGGGTTCGCAACCATACCATAACGAGTCTTGAAACCGATCTTAGGTTGGAATGTATCTTGACCAACCGCACGTACCATCTGGAGAGGAACGTAAGGGCAGTAGAACAAACCAGCGTCATATGCAGAAGTACCTTTGTACCCGACAGTAGCATACTGGAGACCAGAAGTAGATGCGAAGTAAGGATCGATATAAACTTTAAAACGACCATTCAAGATACCAGCAAAAGTATTACCAGTGTCATCTACCTGAAGACTGTTAGCAAGAGCAGGAGTGTAATCCAGAACACCAGCCATCTGAAGTGCAGAAGCAACGTCAGAAGAACAGATGAGGATGTTACCTTTCCCGCGACGAGTAGCTTTAGCAATTGCGTTAGCTTCGCGTTCGAGTTGGAACATCAAACCTTTGAACTTCTCAACTGACCAACGGCCGTTAGCATCGACATCAAGGTCGAATTTACCAGCGACAGCTGTTTGACCAGCTTCACAACCTTGAGTAGCAGTACGATTAACTGTTCGGACAACTTCACGATTGATTTCAGCGAGGATTTCAGCAGAAAGAATGTTAGACAATTCTTGTTCAGCGTCAAGACCATGAACAGCTTTAAGATCTTGTGCAAGTTCCATCGTGTATTCAGCTTTAAGAGCGCGTGACTTTGCAGTTACCGCAATCTTATCGATGCTGAATGCCATTTCTTGGAACTGGTTAGAATCCGCATCACCCAAAGCTTCAGCTTCGGCAGTGGTCATACCACCAGCGTAATCGTATTCAGAATCGTCACCAGAACCTAACAGGTCACTTGGATCAGATCCAGTTTGTGTTCCAGCCTTAGGAGCTGACGTACCAGCATTGTTGGACGAACTTGAGAATGCAGTATCTGCTTCGTTGAATAACGCTTCAGCACCTGCTTGGTCGCGAGCGGGCGCATAACGCGAACGCATTGCGAAGATCAAACCAGTAGGTCCAGACATAGGTTGAACACCAGCGATATCATAAGCGATAAGGTTAGGCATTGCGCGACGTACCAAAGAAATCAGGACGGGATCGACATAATCGATTGCACCATCAGCTGGGTTAACAGATCCACCAAATTGGTTGGTAGGTGCAGCTTCGTTCAACAAATTTGTTTGTTGATGATAACCACCAGATTGTGATTCGCGTACAGCGACTTCTTGGTTTTCAAGAAGTTGAGCCATAACAGCTTTTTTGTGACGATCCGTAATTTCGGGAGCACTTGCGTGTTCTAAAATTGGGCCCCACTTTTTGATTAAAGTATCAGTTGACATAGTTTTCTCCTTTGAGTAAATTCTTAACTCTTATTGTTATTTATAAAAAATTAACTTTTAGTAATGCTTGAAAGGTTTTTGATGTATCGGTTCATCAATTCTGAATAAACAGGTTCTTCAGTCAAATCCGCAGTCGCATCTTCAGTCAAAGATTCTGGAGAAGTTTCTTCTTCAGTAGCTTCCGTGAAATACTTCTGTTTGATCAAAGACATTTTTTCAGAAAAATCTGATTCTGTTTCAAATTCGACATTTTCAGATAAAGATTTAACTTTCTCGATCTGAACTTCAGTCAATCCTTCACATACAGACTCTAAAATACCCATTTTTTTCAATGAATTTAATTCACCAACCAATGTTGCATTTTCGTTAATCGCAGTGTCAAGTTCGACTTTCAGAGACTCAACTTCTGTAGCGAAAGTTTCAACTACATCAACCTTGTCTTCAGGGATGTCTACGTAATGTTCTACGAAAAGATTTTTGAGACCAACCATAAAGTCTTCAACCATCTCAGCGCGAATACCACGTTCTACCGCGAGTTTGTTCTCTTCTAACCACTCAGAGACAACATACTCTAAGTATTCATCTACTTTAGTGACTAAACTTTCTGCAAACGTTTCCGTCTGTTCTTCAAGTTTCGTTTCAAATTCTTCTTGCAGTCGTAAAGATGTTTCTTTAACACGCTCTTCAACAACAGCTTCGAAAATTGCTTTTGCCTGTGACTTGTATTCTTCAGACAAATCCTCATCGGCAAACAATGCATCAACGTCTAGTGAAGAATGTTCTTCAACAACCGTTTCGGTTGTTTCAGTTTCTTCTACCGATGTTTCAACAGTGTTTTCCTCTAAATCTTGTTTTTCTGCTGTCATACGATTCTCCTTTTTATATTCGAGTCAATTATTAAGTTATTTATAAAAATAACAATTTCTAACTCATAGTTGCTTGATAAACTTTTCAAAAATTTTCATTTTAACTTCAGCGAGTTGTTTTGATGTTGCTTTTCGGACAGCTTTCTTTGATTCTTCAATCTGACGCTCCATCCAATGTCCGTCAATACAAACCCACTCGCGATTCTCCATAATACCCCTAACAAATGCATCAGGAGCTGATGGGTCAGCAACAATATCAGCCGCTGTAGCTAAATGAAAATCATCCTTAACAATTTTATAACCTTCTTTAGACTCTTCCAATGTTCCCATACCTCTTGTGGAAACACCAAATTGTGCGCCTTCGCCGATTAAATTCTTAACAATATTACCGTAAGGTGTATCAAGCAGTTTAGCCTTACCGTAAAAATCTTTCCCTTCCGCCTTCAAAGATTTAATCAAATGACTAACTCTTTCAAGATTGATTGTAGGACCTTCGGGGTGCCCTAATTCACCAAAGGCCCGGCCTTTAGTGACGTATTCTTCGTTATATCTTTGAGCTTCTTTGTTCAAAACGTCGAAGGGGTACAACCTACCGTTTCTATTTGGTTGGTCAGACTGCATGAAAATACCTTCGATGAACATAGACTTAGATCCATCTTCATTTGATTCTGTAATGAAATCGACCGATTCATTTAATTCTGTTATGAGTCTCATGTCTTTTCGCCTTTATGTTTTACGTAACCTTTTTTAGATTCTTTCTTTTTGTCTTTGTGCACCATTGCCTTATTATACTTAGGCGCGTGTTTTGCCACCGGATTTGGCGTAGACTCTTTTATAAAATCTTTAAACCGAATCACATCGTTACCTGTACGCCACGCCAACAGATAGAAGATCAGCACCACCTTCCACGGTGTCTGTAGGAGATTTTTCGATAACAATAACTTCTCCTGCAACAACGGTTACTGATGCGATTGTGGCTGCGGCCG